AAAAATCTAGGCATATACTCTCATTTATGCAGGTAGGGGTTTACACAAATCGAGTGAAATTTTGAACTTGCTATCCTACGCGCGTAGCTTAATATAGTATCTCTATATAGTATAGCTATACTAAGACAACTAAGACTAGTAGTAGCCAGTGCTATACTTCTACTAATATAATTAATCTCTACAAGGCATCAGGGCTCTACTAGGAAAGGCTCGACAGTGTATTATGGCTGGCAACAATCACTAGGGCTCCATTAAGATGAGCTCTATTATGCAAGGGGGGGAGCTTTAGTAGAGCCTAATTGCCTTAGTAGAGCCAATGGTGCTACTATGCAGCCCGAAAAGAGCGAAACCTTTATATAGGCTAGTTGTCTTTTAGGATTATATGAAAACATCTACGAAAATAGCAAAGGAATGCGACATGATAAAAGACTTGCTCTTAGAGAAGAACGCCAAGTATGGTGACAGTGCTCTAACTCCGATACAAGTTTTTTCTAAACTAGATAGCGAAGAAGCGATATGTGCCCGAATTGACGATAAAATGTCAAGAATCTGTAACAGTGGACTTAATCCTGACACGGAGGATACCCTAAATGACCTAATTGGGTATTTGGTTTTACTCAAAATTGCCCGAAAGGATAGAATTAAGAAAAAAATAGAGGTTGACCCTCTAGGAGTGACGTGTTAATGTCCGATACTACAGAATGGGAACCAAGTTCGATGCGTTTATCGCCTTCGAAGATAAATACTTTTAGAAAATGTGAGCGAGAGTTTTATTACAAGTACATTGCTAAGTTGCCAGAGCAGAAGACCATCCATCTTTTCAGAGGTTCGTTAGTGCATGCCATACTTGAAGACCTTTTTAAGATACAATTCAAGACTTTCAAGGCATGGGAAACTGGTTCGCCTCAAGATTGGATACTCGAACAGTTCGAAAGTGGATGGGCTGACAAAATAGATTCACAAAAATGGCTTTGGGATGTGCATACAAGCGAAGAAATAGCAGCAATGAGAGTAGAAACTCATGATATTTTGGTCAATTTCGTTGCAGCAGTCGACAAAAAGTTAAATGAAATGGTCGAATGGAAGATTTACAAGTCAAAATGGCAAGCATGGAACAGTGTAGCGCCTAAATATGCAGAAAAGTGGGTAAAATCACAAAAATATAACGTTATAGGTATCGTAGATGTAGTCTGTAACGACTTTGATGGTGGTACTACACTACTGGATTACAAAACTAGTAAGCGTTATGGTCCATACTTGCCTGATGACTACTACGTACAATTGATAATTTACGCGTTTTTGTATACTTTAGAGATGGGTGACATGCCAAATTTCGTTGGCGTCTCGTATTTACGTTTCGATGACACGTTTTATGTCAAAGTAAACCAGCAAGTTTTGGACGAAGCGAAAGATATTATCATGGGAGTGCATGATTTAATCAAAGAAAAGCACGAAGAAGAGGATTGGAAGCAAACTCCACAGAATCTTTGTAAGTGGTGTTCGTTTCACAGCAGTAAAGGTGGTCCATGTGACGCTAAAATACCTGTTTGGAAGCCGAAAGGTGGATATAAAGGTAAGAAAAAGTATCCAAAAGCAATAAATTCAACACTTTCAGAGGACGATATTGCAAAATATCTACCTCAGCCAGAAGAAGAGGAGAAAAAATGACCCTTGACGGACCAATGATACAAGCCTTAGCAGCAATATTTGGATTAGTCATGTTGTCTGCTGGGTTTTGGATGGCACTAAGATATGCAGACTGATGATGTATTCTGGGTAGACCAACCATATACGATGGACGTATACACATATGTTCGCGTTTATACCCTTCAATTAGGCTGGTATATAGGTAGGTTCAGCGAAAGCTTTATATACTAGCGTCTCGTATTACCTATATCCATGAATCGCGATGATTATGGTGGCATCTCTGTGATTTCTGACGAGGAACGAGAAGCTTTAGGCTTAGGAGGTGGCTCCAGAAGAAAGCCAGAAGAAGAGGAAGGACTTTTCGAGACCATCGGCAAAGCCGGTGATAAGTTAGGTGAGACTCAAGTAGGTAAAAAAATTGGTTCTATACTCACTGTTTTAATTTTAGCTTTCTTTGGAGGTGGTGGCGACCTTAGTGCAATAGAAGACATTTTCGGAGGAGAGGATGAAAGTAAGCCAAGGGGTGGATGTACTGACCCAACTGCTGTCAATTACAAGTATGATGCAGATTTTGACAACGGTAGTTGTGTATTCCCTCCTCCTGTTGTGTATGGATGTACTAATCCTGAAGCAACTAATTACAATTCACAAGCTACACACGATAATGGCAGATGTCAATTCTTAGGTGGTCCTGTGGATAATGGTACAGGAAATCAAACCGAAGAAGATAGCACTGTTTATGGATGCATGGATGTTGACGCCTCGAACTATAACGAAAGGGCAGAAGAAGATGATGGAAGCTGTGAATATGATGAAGAATATGATTGTACAGCCAATCAAACTTATTTTTATGACGGAATGGAATATGGTAACTATTCAAGAGAATATAACTCGTTGAATATTACTGTAGATGTAGACACTGATTGTGACCAAGACACATTACCAATTATGGTTGGTTATGATGTAAGTCACATGAAAGTAGAAGATAATGAAACTGTTTATAATGGATATATGTGGAATGACAACTACTTCAACGTAACAGGATGGGAAGCCAACGAGTATACTTTACACTCAGGTGTAGAATACTTCACAGAACCGTATACTGGCTGGTACACTATATACGTCAATCTATTCGCAGATTGGAATAGAGATGGTGTATATGAGTTTGTCTCATGGTTTATGATTGAAGAAATAGTCTTGGAGGAAGAATGATAAATGTTGGACCTAGCTACGAATATACTTTTAATGTTGGTGATAACAATGTTAGCAGTAGCAGCTACAGCGTTTATTATATTTATAGTTACAATGATATGGAAGATGTTATCAGGTATACGTTTACCCAAGGTAAAGTTACCAAAGACAAAACTTCCAGAGAAAAAGAAACAAAAAGTAAGGAGGGACGAGAGAGTGAGTAAAGAAGCAAGAGAAGGAGTTACATTCAACGACGTATTTATGTTTATGATAGCTGTGCCTTTAGTTTTACTCTGGGTTGGTTTTGCAGGATTCGTAATTTTTAACGGATTGCAAGATTCATCAGTTCTTGAACAGATAGAAGGATACACAACTTTGATTGCAATATTAGGTGGACCTGCATTGCTTATTATCAAAGATGCTCTGGATGTCTGGAAACAAGAACAAGCAGAGAAAACAGCATTTTATAAAATTAAAGCACAAGCTGTTATTGATTATAATGATGCTGCACAAAGGCAAGCACAACAGATTGAATCTACTCAACAATCGCATGAACATGGACTAGAAATGCCGGTTGTTAAAGGCAAGAAGAAATAAGGAGGAATAAATGGCAAATTACGATGTAAGTGATTTTACAGAACAAGCAGAGGACCTAGCAGCATGTCTAGCTTTAGTTGAAGCTAAACTAGATTCAATTGACGATAGCAAGACTATACGTTTGTTAGAGATACACAAAGTTGGTAATAAATTTCAATACGCCTTGATTATAGACGCATAAACATGAAATGTTATATATGCGGCAAGAGGACAATAGGTTACTTGTATAACGGCCAAGTACGCTGTTATACTTGTAGTCCTCTATAAATATGAAATGTAAAATATGTTATCAGAAGAATTTTTATCTCGCTAGAGATATGCAGAAAGTTTATAGTGATATAGAAAAAGTTATTTGGGAATGTCCTGACTGTAAATTACAAGTTACCACAGTAAACTTTATATACTCAGGCCCATTATAATATATTGTGGCTCAACGGACCACGAACCCACAGGATTTATTTACGCAATAGGCGTCTTATGGGCCACACAACGAAACCTTTATATACTCCCATGAGTTATAAGGATTAGGTGAAAACCTATGGCAAACGAAACATCAAATCAAACAGCTGAAAATAATGAGACAACTGAGGGAAACCTTACTGCTATTATTGACACTGTAGAAGAATCAGGCTTACTAGATACTTTGATGGACGAACCATTATTAATGGCTTTAGTTGCTTTGCTTTTAGCAGCCGCTGGGTATATAGCATACACAGTTCCTGCGGTAAAAGCTTTAGTTTTCAAATACTTGAAAAACAACGAAGAAGAATTAATGGGACTTCTAGATAAAAATCTAACAAAAGCTCAAATGAAGGTCTATGAAAAATTGGATGAACAAGCACAGATGCACGTCAAAGACTCTTTAGTCAAAAACGTATTGATGACAGCTTGGGACGAAAAGGATGATGAACTATCTAGTCTAGTCAAATCCAAAGTTAAGGCCGCACTTGACGAACAAAAGTAATGAACGTCAAGGAATACGAGGAGCGATTACGGGAGCGAGTAGGTGAAGGAGAATACGAGCGTCACAAAGAGCTTGTACTTCTTCTTGCTCGCAATCTCTCTCTTGAAGACATTTTGTGGGAAGAAATTCTTGTATCTATCGGGGATGTTGACAAGAGAACAGAGCTCCTTAGACAGCGAAATGCAATTGTTAAAGATATTCATACGGAATTTAGAGCGTTGAATATAGAAGTACCAACGATAGTAGAAAAGAACACAGAAAGTTTTAGTGATATATTAGAAGGATTAATGGATGACGATGATAAAGAACGAGCAGAAGAAACTAAACGCAGCGATTAGCGGTATAGCAGCTCATGATTCTATTGCCTTAGAAAAGATTTTTGAAAAATGTAGAACTGATACAAAGAAGATGACTTTGTTAGTTCGTGCATTTTGTGAATGTTATTTAATTGATAATAAACGTAGACCACTTAAATTAAGACCTATGCAAGAGGATATTGTTATAGAATCTTTGACATATCCTGATGGAGACCCTGAAAAGCACCGTAAAGTTGCAATATTGGCTCCACGTGGCTCAGGCAAATCTTTCGCACTTTCGGTAGCTGTAGTAGTCTATTTGTTCTTTAAGAGATTTAGAGACTTGGTTTTTGTACTTGCACCAAGTGAGGACCAAGCAAGTTTGATATTTAATTACTGTTACAGGCATTTTGCTGATAATGCCTTTTTATCAGGTTTAGTTAAGAATTACCGTTTTCATAACAAGCCTAATATCACAATGAAAGGAGGAAGTGTGCTACGTAGAGCTCCTATAGCTGCATCTAATCAGGGGCAGGCTATACGAGGACAGCACCCTACTTTTTTAATAGTGGATGAGAGTCCGTTGATAGATGACAAGTTATTTATAGACAATGTAGAACCATCGATTATATCTAACACAGCGCCATTTATTAACTTAGGGACTCCAAAATCAAAAGAAAACCATATGTTTAGATATTTGTATGATGAATCTTACGCAGATTCTTTTACAAGATTACATTACACTTGGAGAGATGCCGTGAATAGAGGTAGAGCCTATGAGCCACCTTATACTGAAGAAGATATGTTAACCAAAATGATGGAATGGGGAGAAGATTCAATATATTGGAGGACAGAATATGAATGTGATTTCGTTGAGTCGTCGTCTAATATCTTCAATTCGGAATTATTACGAGCAACTTTCAGACCCGGCCTCAGATTTCACGAGTTCGGAACGAAAATTGATAATTGTACTGTGGGTGTGGATATTGGTAAATCCGTTAATAGCACTGTTATTAGTGTATGGGCTTGTCAAAAATCAACTTCACAGAATGTTGCAACACTTGTTTACTTGGAAGAAATTAGTCCAAGAACAGGTGGACATGATATACCATACCAACGAGAACGTATTATGGATGTTACTAGGGGCTTTGGTGCCGATAGGCTTATTATTGATGCGACGGGTATGGGTGGAGCGATTGAACAAGATATAAGATTGGCGTGTATAGAGAGTGGTATACAGTTTATACCATTCATTTTTACAGGTGGAGCGAAAGGTACTAAAACCCAAGTCTATAGAGACATGGTATCGTATCTACAAAAGAACCAAGTTGTAGTGCCAGACCCAAAAGACTTACCAGCTGACCAAGCAAAATTGGTAAACAAATGGTATAGAGAGCACGTAGATTTAGAGTATACAATGGATGCTGCTAACAAAACAGAGAAAATAAGTGCTCCTAATGGTAAACATGATGATTATTGTGATAGTACAGCTATAGCATTACATGGGGCTTTGTCAATGTTACCTATTTCAGGTAATTTTGCTGCAGTTTCTATGCCAGCTAGAAGGAACGAACAACAAAGTGGTACTGGATGGACAGGACAAGGCTTATATACTTCAAGAAGAGGCCAAAGTTCGCTAAATAAACACTCACCCGGAGGGATATAAGTAGTTTTCGGCGAAAGCTTTATATACTCACCCCGTCTACTATTATTTGATAGCCATGCCTCTACGTGATTATCTGCCTTTCGGCAGAAGAAGAGAATTCGCAACAGTTGGGCAAAATCCACCTTTTAGTGAGAACAGTCCACGTTCTTTTGGAGCCGGTGTTATTAAACGCATAAAGCTTCAGAATAATAGTGGAAAGGGAGGCTACGGAGGAGGAGCAAATAAGGAACCACAGATTGGGGATGCAAGAACATACATGAATGTGTATTTATCTGACCCTATAATCAGGACCCTGATAGATTTACCCTGTATATATGCAGCGAAGGACGGTTATGATATCGTAACTGACAATGACGAAGAGCGCGAGGCTATCACTAACTTTTTTGATGAAGTGAATATTGACCAATTAATATACTCTTGGTTACGCAACGGTAGAATATTTGGAACTTCTTATCTAGAGTACACTGGAGATAATTTAGTTCTAAGGTCATCTCAAAATATGTACATACAGAGAAATGAAAGTGGTCAAATCATGTATTATTATCAAGATATAGGAGACGACAAAGAAAATGTTAGATTTGAAGAACAAGAAATTATTGCGTATAGAAACAACCCTTTCGATGATTATGCTTACGGTCTTAGCGATATTCATCCAGTTTTATACTTGGTTGACCTCAAAGATTATGCAGAGCGGGATATCGGTGCTGCTCTTAATAAGTATGCCACTAGCCGTTTTGATATATCTGCTGGTTTACCCGATATGCCTTATGGTCCAGACAAGATTAACGAAATTGTCGATGCGTTCAATTCATTAGAACCCGGTGAAGATATTATACATGGTAATGATATAACCATCAAAGAGATGCAGGGCACACAAAGAGCATTTGAATATGGTAAGTATACAGATGACATTTTAAAGAAAATACACATAGCATTGAAAGTTCCTGTCACTATGTTTGACAAACCAGAACAAGCACGTGCTATTTTTGAACCTTACGTGAAACATTTACAAAGTGCAGTTGAAGCAGCTTTGAATTCACAACTGATGCCACAGTTAGAAAGTGGTGCAGCTAAATTTTCATTCCGTCAAATCAATGTAGAGGATGCCTTTACAAAAGCTAAGACGGATATGATTTATCTATCTGAGGGTGTTTTAACACCCGGTGAAGCTAGATTAGAACGTGGTCTAGACCCAGAAGGTATAGTAGAACTGCGACCAACAGCAGAAAACGCTAACATATCTGGTGGCAAAGACCAAGACAAGACAGAAGAATCTGTCCGTGTCGAAAACAGAAACCTAACAGGAGACAGAGAAGCATGAGCAAAAATACGTATGAAGAATGTTTACTTGACCTTGCCCCAAGACTTAAAAAGAAAGGTGTAGAGGAATATAGTGACATGGCTGCTAAACTATGCAGAATGAGAGTGGACGAAGGTACTGTTAGAGAATTCGCAGTGCCAGAAGGTAAAGCCGAAGACTCAAAACGTACATTTGCCCAAAAGCTAGAAACACCTTTAAATATAGGTAAAGAAACTATAGACTATCCGGTCGTAGCCATTACTTCAGGAGTACATGATGAAGATGGTGACCAAAAGGTTTATATAGAACCTTCGATATTAAAAGATAATATAGAAGCTTTTAAAGAGCTTCCAGTTTACTTTAATCACCAGCGAACCGACGAAGATTTGATTGGCAAGGCTATCAATCCAGAAATCATCAAATTGGAAGACGGTAAAACTGGTATTAAAATGTTAGCGAAAATCCACAAGGATGCCGCTAAAACAAATGAAGTGCTAGGAAAGTTAGAAAACGGCGATATGACACATGTCAGTATCGATTGGTTTTCGAAGGACGTTGACGTTCTTGGAGAGCCTTTTGCTACGAACATCCGTCCTATCGAGGTGAGTTTCATTGATAATGAGACGAGGACACCCGTTTGTGAAGCATGTACAATTGATGGGAAATGTAATGACGAACACCGTGAATTCGGTGAAAAAGAATCTGATTGTGGCGGCGCCTGTGGCGGTCATGAAGAAGATTCATGTGCCTGTGAATCACACGGGAACAACAGCGAGGTAGAAACTATGGCTGAAGAAGAAAACAAAATATCAGAAGCAGAGACTATCACAGAGCGTGAATTCGCATCTATGAAGTCTAAGCTAGACGAAATGACGACATCTTTCGAAGAGTTAAACACCAAGCACGAGGAAGCCCTTGCTTTAATCACAAAGTTTGAAGAAGCTGACGCAGACAGAGCTGAGAAAGAAATCTTAGCTAAAAAGAATGCATTAGTCAACACAATCATTGAGAAAGAAGCTCTTCTCGGAAAAGTCGAGGATGAAAACAAGGATGCTCGTGTAGAGGAACTCTCCGCATGGGATGACGTAAAGCTAGAAGGATTCAGCATCGC